GGTGTCGTTCTCCACCTTGGGCGCCCAGCGCTCGATGATCGCGCGCGGGGTGCGGAGCTTGTGCCGGTCCTGGTGGGTGACCAGCAGCGCCGCCAGCGCGCGGATGCCGAACTCGTGGCTGGTGAAGCGGCAGAAGCGCCCATCCGAGGGCGGATCGGCAAGCCCCTGCCACTTGTTGGCGGGGACGTGCTCGATGTTCCCCGGGTTCCGGTTTCGGTAGCCTCGCGTGGTCTTGGGATCCATTGCCTTGGGGTCCGGGCTCACGTGCCGATCGCCGGCACGCGGTTCAGCCACACCCGGACGGTGGTGTCCGCGGCGAGCGCGGCCAGGGTGGCGATGCCGACCTGGAAATTGCCGGTCGCGGTGGTGGTGATGCGCCGATTGGTATTGTCCCAGAAGACGCGGGCGCCGGCGGTGATGGCGAGCGCGGGTTCCTTCGTGATGTCGAAGACGCCCTGGGTGGCGGCCTCGATGATGGCGTTCTGCCCGCCGTCGACCGTGGCGACGCCGAACAGCGCCCCGACCAGGACGCCCTGGCCGGAGAGGATGCCGCCCGCATAGGGCACGGCGATGGCCAGGCTGTTGCCCGGCTGGACGTAGTTGCGCATGGAATTGGGGTCTCCAGAAACGCAGAAGGCGTCCCGAAGGACGCCCTCTGCATAGGTTCACGATGGAAGGGGGAGCCGGGATCAGGTGCCCGGGTTGAACCAGGCGCCGCGCCAGTCGATGGCGCCGACGCCGAAGTCGAAGATCACCGAGACCTCGACGCCATCCACGCCCTGGACATTGCCGGTGGTGACCTGCGGTCCCTCGGCGCCGTTCAGATAGCCGTAGACGTAGACGGGGGCCGCGAAGGGATCGGAGAAGAGGTACCAGCGGTTGGCCGGGATCAGCGGCTCGACCAGCGGCTGCACGAAGCCCGCATAGACATTGGCGTTGCTGGTCTGCGTCGCCTGGACCGACACCGTGAGCTGGCGCGCGGCGAGCTCCTGGTTCGGCCCGACCAGGAGGCGCATCTGCGACCCCACCGCGATGGGCAGGCCGTCCAGCGTCCGCTGGCGCATCACCGCCGCACGCCCCAACGCAAGATTGCCCAGGTCGAGCAGCGTGCCGGCGGTGGCCTTGTTCAGCCGCGCGGCGCCGGTGGCAAAGACCGGGGCGGCGCCGGTGACCAGCGTCGGGCCGTCGCCGGTGGCGCTGTTCACCAAGGCATAGGCCGTGGCGTTCTCGAAATCGGCGACGCGCCGGCCGATCATCGAGGCGAAGTCGGTGAAGGCGCCGAGGTCGTCATTGACCAGCATCTGCCGCGTTACACGGATGCGGCGCGCGAAGGTCTGCAGGAACACCAGCTCCTGGCTTTCCGACATGGTGCCGGCCTGGATCTCGCCGTTCTCGGAGAGCGCCACGAGGTTCGGGAAGTCGCCGACGCGCAGGTGGCGGTGCGGCTTGAAATCCCGGAAGTCGCGGCGGAGGAACAGAGTGCGATAGGTCGGCTGCGCCGGTGCATAGGCGGCCAGCAGCATCTTGTTGGCCGCGGCCGAGAGCAGCGCCGGGAAGTCGCTGGTGGTGTGGAAGGCGCGCTCGGCCAGGATGGTCGGGTTGCGCGGCACGTTGCGCTCGCCCCGGGCGCGGAGCAGCTCGCCCATCATGTCGGAGGGGCGCCAGCCCATGAACTCGACGTGGCGGCCGGCGCCGGGGCCCGTGCTGGGCGCCTGGTAGCCGGGCATGGAGCGCGCGGCGAGCGCCTCGGCCATCGCGTCGAGCAGGCTGGCCGGGTCGTCCTGGCCCGGGCCGGTCTCGGGGCGCGCCGGCAGGGAGGGACGCGGCGCGCTCTGGGCGAAGGCGTCCCAGAGGCGACCGCGCAGCACCTCGGGCGAGATGCGGTCGCGGATGGCGGCCTCGCGCATGGCGTCGAGCATGTCGGGGGTCACCAGGCCGCGGGCACCGGCGAGGACCGGCTCATAGGCGGCGATGCGCTCGACCGCGGCGCGGTCCGCCTCGGCGCGAATGGCGTCGAGGTCCGGCGTGGGCGGCGCGGCGCGGGTCGGCTCGGGCGGGGTGGCGGGTGCGGTGGTCACGGGGCTCTCCTGGGGCGGAATGGTGGGCGGCGCAGGCGGCGCCGGCGCGGGATCCGGCGAAGCCGGCGTCGTCTCGGTCATGGTGGGGTCCTCGGTCAGGGCGGGTTCGATGGCGGTGGCCGGAGCGCCCTGCGGCTCCTCGCCACGGATCACGGCCAGGCCGTCCACCGGGACCGGCACGATCGAGATCTCGTAGGGCTCCCAATCCACCGCGCGGTGGATGGTCTGGCCGGTGGCGGCATCGGGCCGGGGCTCGTAGCGATGCACCCGGTAGCCGACGCTGACAGACTGCAGCGTGCCGTCGGCGACGCGCTGCCAGACCGGCTCCACGTCATCGGCGCCGCTGAACTGGAGCGTGGCATAGCCGCGGCCGGCCTCGAGGCGGGCCGTCGTGACACGACCCAGCACATCCCGCGTCCCGGCGCGGCGATGCGTGTCCAGCACCGGGGCGCGGCCGGAGCGCAGCGCATCCATGCGCACCGCCTCGGGCCGCATGTCGAGTTCCTCGATGATGGGACCGAGCGGTGGGACGAAGTTGCGGGCGCGCGCGCCGGTGCTCCACACCACCTCAACGGTGCGCGCGGCGCGATTGACGGTCACGGGGGCCGCCAAGGCGCGGCAGGCGGTGATCGACTGCCCATCGGTGGGAAGTCGATCGGGCGCCGCGTCGGGATCCGGCGCAGGGGTGCCCCCGCCCGGTTCGATCGGTTCGGTCATGTGCGAAAATCCTGGGCTTAGGGCGCCGTGAAGCCCTGGAGGTTGGCGATCACCACCGCGCCCGCCGTCACCGCCTGGATGTTCAGCGCGGCGTTAGCGGTGGTGCGCAGCGGCGTCGGGAAGTCGATGTTGGTGGGGCCGAGGTTCGCCGGCAGCAGCGCGCGCCAGACCGGCGTGGTGCCGTCGCGGACCTGGAACTCCGTCGCCGTGGCGCTCGCATTCTGCACCTGCATCCCCGTGACGTAGCGGCGGATGCCGGCGCCGCCCGCAGCCTGCACCGCGGTGTCGCTACCGGTGGCGATGCCGGCCAGCGGCCCCGCATAGGTCCAGTCCGCCTCGGGGATGGCATAGGGCTTGGTGACGATCGCGCCGATCAGCGTCGCCAACAGGTCGACACCGCGCGCGGTCGTCACCGCCACCGGGTTGGCCGAGTAGCCGGTCGCCGCCAGCACCGGCACGGCACCCGCCGTGTTGCGCGCCTGGCCGCCCACCACGCTGAGCGCGGGGGCCGCGGCGGTGAGCACGTTCACCCCGATCCCCTGGCCGGCCACGGCATTGGCGCGGCCGGCCGTGATGGCGGTGGTGAGCTCGGCATAGTCGGAGATCGAGATGAATTGCAGCCGCAGATCGGTGTTCGACGCCGGCGCCAGGTTGCGGCTGATCGTCGCCCAGCCGGTGTTCACATAGGCGCCGGTGAAGCTCGACCCGATCAGGTCGAAGTTGTTCGCGTCGATCACGGTGATGGTGAAGGTGCCATTCGCCCCCGGCACGCCGGCGACATTGGCCACCGTCACAGAATCCGAGGTCGCGTAGCCATGGGCGGCGCGGGTGATGCGCACCGCGCTGCTGCCGTTGTTGGCCACGGCCGAGATACCGTGGAAGACCTGCCGGTTCCGCACGCGCACCCGGAACCGGTAGAGCGCGGCGGGGTCGGGCAGCTGCTGCTGGCGCGCGTAGGAATTGGCGCGCAGCCCGGTGCCGTCCAGCGCGCGGCCGTGGAAGTAGCATTCGTCGCTGTTGGGCTCCAGCTCCAGCACCGACCAGCCGGCCGGAGCCGTGGTGGGGATGGTGACGCCCGACGCGGTGCCGAGCCGCGGCGCGCCGTCGCTGCCGACCTCGTAATTGGCGAGCGTGGCGCTGATGCCATCCAGGCGCCAGGCGACGACGTTGCGCTCGTCGGGCAGGCCCGTCTCCGGCGTGACGCTGACCAGCTCCAGCCAGGCGGTCTGGCCGGCGATGCGCTGGCTGAGGTTCAGCGCGACCATCGCGCGCAGCGGCAGCATGAAGCTCTGCCGGCTGAGCAGGACCATCTCGTCATCCAGCGTGGTGCCGGTGGAGATCTGCGCGCTGCCATTGGCGATGGTGAGCAGCATGCCGCTGCCGGTGGCGAGCACCTCCCAGCGGGTCGGGTTGATGACGGCGCCCGCGAAATTGTCGCGGAAGCGCCGGCGCATGCTTTTGACCTTGAGCATGTCGTCGGCCCAGTCGTAGCCGCCTGGGATCATGGTGTGGCTCCTGGGGAAGTGGTGGGCGCCTCCGCGCGTGGCAATGCGGCACCGGTGGCGGCGATCTCAATGGCGGCCAGCTGGGCTGCGTCCTGCGCGGCGCCGGACTTGGCGACGCGGCGCGGATCGCTGTCGAGCGAGAGGCCGGCCTCGTCGAGCAGCGCATTGGCCTCGCGGATCATCTCCACCACCTGGCGGAAGTCGTAGCCGAAGGCGCCGACCGCCTCGGGCTGCGGCACGAAGCCGGCGCGGACCTGCGCGATCAGCGCGGTGGTGTCCTTGAGCGGGTCGATCATCTCGTGGGCCGGCGGGACGTGCGATAGGCCCTCAGGCACCTCGGCGCGCCAGAGCCCGAGCAGCGCGCCCTGCGCGTGGAAGCGATCCGCGATCGGCCGCACCAGCATCGGGATCAGCATGCCGTACTGGACCTGCTCGCAGAGCCGGCGGAATTCGATCTTGCCGGCCCGCAGCGAGGAGTAGTTCGCCTGGGTGAGATCGCCGGCGACCTGGTCGTAAGTGAGGCCGGTGCCGACCGCGGACGCCTCCAGCGCACGGCGTGCGAACGCCGCGTGCGACCCGCCGCCGGAGGGATTCACTACCTCCACGGATCCCATGCCGCGGCGATACAGGATCATGCCCGGCTCGAAGCTCTCCACCGTGCGGCCCTGGGCGTCGCGCAGCAGGCCCGACGCCGGGCCGGTCATGGACTCGTCGCCGTCCTCGGAGACCACCGCGGCCAGGCAGGCCTCGATCTTGGCCTTCATGAGGAGCGCGGCCTCGTAGTCGCCGAGATCGCGCAGCCGCGTCAGCACCGGGGCAAGCCAGGAGACGTCACGCAGCTGGCCGGGGCGCCGCTTGCGATAGATGTGCAGCACGTCGCGGGCCGGGACACGCTGGCTGCTCAGCCAGGTGGCACCACCCGGCAGCAGCCAGGACGCGCCGGGATGGACGCGGTGCAGCCAGTACCCGACTGGCTCGCCGGCCTCGCCGAGGCCGATGCCCTGCAGGGTGGGGACGCCCTCGATGACGCCCTGACGTGCCGCGTCGAGGTGGTCGCTCTCCAGCACCTGGAGCCGCAGGCCGATCGGATTGGCCGCCGTGATGTCGGCGGGTAGCAGCCGGACGAAGCATTCGCCGCTCTCCACGACCGCTCGCATGACCAGCGCCTGCAGGCCATAGAGATCGAGCCGCCCCTCCGCGTCACAGGCGGTGCTGTCGGACCAGCGGCGCCAGGCCTCGGCGTGCGGCTTGTCCGGCCAGCGGGTTGTGATGCCGGCGCCCACAGCGTTGCCGGTCCAGAGGTCGACGATGCGCGCTGCGTAGGGGTCGTTGCGGACGGCATCGCGGGCGCGGCGCGCCACGGTGGGGGCCGCGGCGCCAACCTCCGCGGTGGCACTGCCGCCCGAGGCCGCCCAGCTCGAGGCGCGGCTGTCCTGCGCGGCGGCATAGCCACGGAGCGCGTGCCAGGCATCGCGGAGACGGCCCATCACCTGCTGCCCTCGCGGGAGAAGCTGGCGAAGGTCACGCTGGGCCGGCGCGCGGCGGCGTTCTCCGCGGTGTGCAGCACCGACAGGGCGCGGCCGAGTTCGTCCAGGGAGCGGTACTCCACGGTTCGGCCATCGAAGGTCACGCGCGTGGTGCCGCCCGTGAAGGCCGCGGCCAGGACGGCGGCGCGGGTGCCGGCAGGCTGCGCCAACGCCCAGGCGAGGACGGTCGGGTCCATGATCGTCCTCCTCTCAGCGAAGCCAGCCACTGCGCGGCGCCAGCCAGCCCCGCAGGCGCTGGGTGTCGAGCGCCTGTGCCGGCGCGGCCTGCGATGGCGGTGATGGGTCAGCGACATTCCCGGCAGCGGGAATTTCGCTCGCCCGGAGCGGGGCATCGGCGATCTGGTCCCGCAGCTGCTGCCAGAACCGATCGCCGTAGCGATCAGCGCCGAGCAGCCAGAGCGCCGCACGGGCGAGCACGGCGCAGTCCAGCGCCTCGTTCCGTTCCCGCAGCTTGGCCCATTCCTGCCGGGCGAAGCCGCGGCGATCCTTCGTGGTGCGCAGCTGCTCGGCGACCAGCTGCTTGACCCATTCCACCTCGATCGCGCGCGGCAGATGCACCCAGCCCGCTGGCAGCTCCTCCGTGTCGCCGCGCCCCAGCCAGAGCCGGCGATAGAGGTCGGCCTTCCATGTGGAAACCGAGACGGTCCAGAGCTTCAAGCCGCGCCGGAGCTTCTGGCCATTGACCAGCGCATCCACCGGCGTCGGGCCCTGGACGGGCTGGGCGCGGTTCCACCCGTCGATCCCCTTGGTCGGCGCGATGCGCGGATCCCGCAGCCGGCGCAGGTGGCCATAGACTGCCGCCGTGTCCCGACCGCCGGTGTCGACGCAGAGCCGGGCGATGCGCATCGCGCCACCGCCGTGCCGCGGCCAGTCGCGCGCCAGGAGCTTGGCGAGTTCGTCCCAGGGCTCGCGGTCCCGAGGGCTGCCCTGGATCACGACATGGTCGACCAGCCAGGACGAGAAGCCCTCGGCCCAGCCCCAGACGTCGCATTCCAGGCGATCGTCCTGGACGTCGACGCCGGCCGTGAGCACCAGCGCGCCGGTCGGAACCACGCCCATGGCGAAGTCCTCGCGGCGCTCGACGAGCCGCTCCCAATCCGGGGCCTCGCCCTGCTCCTGCCAGGTCTCGCCCAGGACCGTGTTCTTGAAGGTCTTGATATCCTCGGGCTTGCCCTGGGCCGACTCCCAATCCCGGGCGATCTGCTCCCAGGAGAGCCAGCCGACCGGCGAGTAGAGCGCCGAGATATGGAAGCCGATCGTGCGCGGATCCTGGCCCTCCGCCGTCGCGCGCCATTCGCCGTCGCCAAGCATGGCGGTCTTGTCGTGCTCCTGCATGGGATGGTCGCAGGCGCTGCAGTGATACCGAGCCGTCTCCGGGGCGCCTTTCTCCCAGATGAGCCGCTCGAAGCGCAGCCACTGAATCTCGCCGCACGCCGTGCACGGCACGAAGAACCGCCGCTGGTCGGAGGCCAGATACTCCCGCTCGATCCGGCTGCGGCCCGCGATGGTCGGCGTGCTGACCAGGAAGGCCTTGCGTCGCCAGCCGAAGGTGCGGGCGCGGGCTTCGGCGAGCGCGATCGGATCACCCACGCCGGCGACGTCGCCGGGATAGGCGTCCACCTCGTCGAGGAACAGGAACCGCGCCGTCATCGAGCGCAGCCCGACCGCGCTGTTGGCACCGGTCAGCACCAGGATGCCGCCGGGGAATTCCTTCGACAGCATCGTGTTGCCGCTGTCGCGCGCGCGGGCCGGCGCCACCCGTTCCCGCAGCGCCGGCGTTTCCTCCAGCAGCGGGTCGATGCGCTGGCGCGAGAAGCGCTTGGCCAGTTCCACAGTCGGCTGCACCGCCAGCGCGGGTGCCGGCACGTGGTGCATGATGTAGCCGAGCCAGTTGTTGCCGCTTTCCGTGGCGCCGACCTGCGCGCCCTTCATGAACACCACGCGGCGCGCGGGATGCACCGCGGACAGCGCGTCCATCACGTCCTTCAGATATGGCGTGCGACTGGTGCGCCAGGGGCCAGGCTCCGCCGAGGCGCGGCTGCCGAGCATGCGATGGCGCTCGGCCCATTCCGAGACGGTGAGCTGCGGCGGCGGGCGGAGCATGGCGCCGACGCGCCGGCGCACATGCTCACGGCTGCGGAGACCGGTCCCCTCCGAGGCCTGCTGGATCGAAGCGATCGGCCGCCTCCGTCAGCAGGTCGTTGATGTGGCTCTGCAGAATGGTCTGCAGCAAATGTGGGTCGACGCTGATCTCGGCGGCGATCAGGCCGGCGACGCGGGCCGGCCAGTTCAGCAGCGCGTCGCGCATCGTGCTGCCGATCTCGTCGAGTGCGGCATTCGCCTCGGTGACATCAACCAGGCGACGCTTGGTCTCGTCGAGCGAGAGGCGCTGCGCCTCCACCTTCAGGGCGAGCTGCGCGACCTTCAGCCGGGCGAAGGGCGTGCCATCCGCGCCGGCGCTACTGGCCAGCGGCGAGCGGGCGGGATCAGCGGTTTCGATCAGGCGGCGGCGGGTCTTGTCGATATCCCACTGACCGTCCGGCTCGCGGGCGATGCGGCCCGCGCGTTCGGCCTTGTGGATGGCGGTGTCGCTGACGCCGAGGCGACGGGCGGCCTCGCGCGTTGAGGCGGTGAGTTCCGGCATGGCGGCGACCTCCCGCCGCACGTGATGGTCATCACGAACAAGGGCCCGCTACCTGCCGGCGGCGGGCCCTCGACGTGTCCGGCTCCGTGGTCAGGCCGGCAGGTGGTAAATGGTGAAGGAGCCCTTCGCGCCCGTCTTGTTGGGGCCGACCATCCGCTCCCGCGACTTCACCTCGACCGCGTGGCCCTTCTTCTTCAACCCGGCGAAGAAGCCGCGGACTGTGTGCTGCGCCCAGCCCGTCGCCTCGGCGATCTGCGCGACCGTGGCGCCCTCGGGCCGGCGCAGCATGGCGAGCACCTGCTCCTGCTTCGTACCCTCCCGCCGCTTGCGCGGCGCTCCGGCCTCGCGCGGGGCGCGGGCAGGCTTGCCAGCGAGCAGGGTGCGCAGCGCCTCCATCGGGGCATCGAGCGCGGTGATCATGTCCGTGGCGCGGTTGGCCTCGTCGTCCCAGGCGGCGAGCACCGCCGCGGCGGCGTCGCGCAGGCTGGTCCGCGGCGCGGCAGCGCGTGCCGCGAGGGCCTGGTCGAGCAGGGTAATTTCCTCCCGCAGGAGCGCGCCCTGGGCGGCTTCGTCGGCGGCGGCATCCTTCGGCGCGGGCTCCGCGGCCGGCGGCGCCGTGCGCGCCGTGTCGGGCACGCTGCCCTCGATGCCGGAGCAGTCGGGCTCGCCGGCCACCGCGTTGCCCTCGTTGGGGTCGATGCCGATGGCGCGCAGCCCCTCGTCGGTGATGCGCGCCACAATCCAGGTGCCGTCGTCATCCTGCCGCCAGCCCAGCCCGACATGCTCCCGCGGCGCGTTGATCTCGGTCAGCAGGTTGTTCTTGATCAGGCTGCGGAACACCGCGTTGCGCGCCGCGGCCGGCAGGGTCTTCGGCGCGCGAGCCAGTCCCATCTCGTGCTGCGCGGCGGCGCTGAGGATCACGCGCTGGGTATCGGAAAGCTTGGTCATCGTGGTGGTCTCCGGTTCCGGGCGCCGGTCATCGGCCCCTACTGCCGGGAGCCCCGCCGGCGCTGCCGGTCGGGGCTGCGCGGGAGTGGATCGCGTCATTCGGCCCATTCGCCACGCTTCAGGTAGGAGTCCGTCACCCGCGCCAGCAGGCTGTTCCAGTGCTGCAGGCTGGCATGCGCGCCCCAGAGCACCGTGTCGGGATCCGCGCCGAAGTGGTCCGCGCTCATCTGCTGAAGCTCGGCGACCATCGCGTCGAAGCGCGCCTTCTCGGCGAGGAAGGCTTCGAGGCTGCGTTCCTGGTTGCGGGCGGCGCGGGCGGTGCGGTCGGTCATGGTCGTCTCCGTCGTGGTGCAGGGCATCCCCTGCGTGTGACGGACCATTCGCGCTGTGGCGCGCACGAGCCAAGCAAGATGCAGCGTTATCTTGTTGCTATGATTGGGAGTTCTGGATCGACGGATGATCCTCGCAGCTCCCAAGACCAGGCGCCCTGGTGCTGAGCAACCCAGGGGCCATGTCTGCGGCATGAACACGTCCAGCGCCGCGCCCACCACGACCGTCTACTACGATGGCGCGTGCCCGATCTGCTCGCGCGAGATCGGTCAGTACCGCAAGGTCCAAGGCGCGGAACGGCTCGACTTCGTCGACGTCACCGCGTGCGATGCGACTGGTCTCGGTCCTGGTCTGTCGCGCGACGCGGCGCTGGCGCGCATGCATGTCCGGCGCGCCGACGGCAGCCTGGCGTCCGGTGCCGCCGCCTTCGCCGAAATCTGGCAGCAACTCCCGAAGCTCGCATGGGCCGGGCGGCTCGCGGCATCGCCGATGGTGCTTCCCGTCCTGGAAATCGGCTACCGCGTCTTCCTGCGCGTCCGCCGCCTCTGGCGGTGACACCCTACGTCGAGGCGGCAGCCCGGCACGACGCGATGTCCGCGAAGACCCGCTCGTCACCCTCCAGAACCGCGGCTTCGCCGGTCGTCTCCTGCCACCGCCGCACGATCACGTCGGCATAGGCGGGATCGATCTCCAGCAGCACTGCGCGACGTCCCGTGCGCTCCGCCGCGATCATCGTGGTGCCCGACCCGCCGAAGCAGTCCAGCACCGTGTCCCGCGGCTTGCTGCTGTTGCGGATCGCTCGCTCGACCAGCGCCACCGGCTTCATGGTGGGGTGCAGGTCGTTCCGCGCCGGCTTGTCGAAGTGCCAGACATTCCCCTGGTCACGTGCGCCGCACCAGTAGTGCTGCGCGCCTGCCTTCCAGCCGTAGAGCATCGCCTCGAACTGCTGGTGGTAGTCGGCACGGCCAAGCGCGAAGGTGTTCTTCGCCCAGATGATCGTGCTCGACCACTTCCCGCCTGCCTCCTGCCAGACGCGATGCAGCGTTGGCCACTCGGACGAGGACATGCAGACGTAGCAGGCGCCCTTTGTCGCCGAGAGCAGGTTGGCCAGCGCGGGCCGGAGGAACTCTGGAAAGCCGCCGCCGAGCGCGTCATTGGCGATGGTCATCTTGGCCGCGGTGCCGCCCTCATAGGCCACGTTGTAGGGCGGATCGACGAAGCCCATGTCGGCCAGGTGCCCGGCGCCGAGCGCGCGCTGCACGTCGGCCAGCTTCGTCGCGTCGCCACAGAGCAGCCGATGCTCGCCGCAGCGCCAGAGGTCGCCGGCGCGCGTCACTGGCACTACGGGCGGCGGCGGCGCCTCGTCGGCATCATCGCCGAGGCCAGCGTCGGCCGCCGCCAGCAGCCGGTCCAGTTCCATGCCCGAGAAGCCGAGCACGTCCAGGTCGACCACCGCCTCGTCGCGAATGCGGGCGATCTCGGCGGCCAGCAGCGCCTCGTCCCAGCCCGAATTCAGCGCGATCTGGTTGTCGGCCAAGCGTAGCGCCCGCGCCTGCGCCGGGGAGAGATGGCCAAGCCGCAGCAGCGGTACGGAGGCGAGGCCCAGCTGCTTCGCCGCCATGACCCGGCCGTGGCCGGCGATGAGCACGCCCTCGGCGTCGACCAGGACAGGGTTCACGAAGCCGAACTCGGCGATGGAGGCAGCGATCTGGGCCACCTGCGACGGCGAATGCGTGCGGGCATTCTCGGCATAGGGGACCAGCGCCGCGACCGGCAGTGTGGAGACGACGAGGTCAGGCTGCATCGGCAGTGACCTCCGTCCGCGCTGCGGCAACGGCGTCGTAATCGCGGCCATCGTCCGCCAGCGTCACCGGTAGGTTGGGATGCAGCATCCGCCACCGCACCACGGCTAGGTCGACATAGGCAGGCGCGAGCTCGATCGCCCGCACGCGGCGGCCGGTGCGCTGGCCGGCGATGATGGTGGTGCCGGCACCAGCGAATGGCTCGAACACCACGTCGTCGTCGTCGGCATAGGCGCGCATCAGGAAGTCAGGCAGCGCGACGGGGAACACCGCGGGGTGCTCCGTCTCGATGCCGCGGGCCTTGTGCCGTGTGATGCGCAGCACGTTGTCCGGGATCCGAGTCTCCTGGACGCCCTGGCCGGCATGCTGCCATTCGCCGACGGTGCCGTCCTTGGCGCGGAGGCCACCCTTCTCGGAATTGACGTGCCCCGCCCAGCGGCAGGGGATGATCTTGTTGGGGCGGCGGGATTCTCGATTGAAGTGGAACAGGAGCTCGAAGGCGGGCGACAGCCTGCCGTTCCAGTCGCCCGGCAGGCCAGGCCCCTGGTCCCAGGTGTAGAGCCCGAACCGGCGCCAGCCGTGGGCGCGCATCCAGTCCAGCCAGGCAGCCCAATAGGGCTGCCATTCATTGTCGCGATGGATCAGCCCGAGGTTCACCAGCACCTGGCCATCGGGCCGCATGGCCGCGTCGAGGTGCTGGAATACGCCCTGCATCAGGGCATCCCAATCCGTGACGCCGCCGGTGGTGTAGTCCCGCTGGTTTCCATAGGGCGGCGATGTGAACAGCAGCGCGGCGCGGTCCTCGCCCATGACGCGCGCCACGCTGGCGGCGTCGGTGCTGTCGCCGCAGAGCAGGCGATGCTCGCCGAGCAGCCAGAGATCGCCTGGGCGGGTCACGGCCTGGCGCGGCGGCTCCGGATCGGCGTCGGCGGGATCCTCCGCCGGCTCCCCCGCATCCGCCGCGCCTGCCGCACCGCCCCCCTCGGCGGGATCCGCGGACAGAGCCTCGGGCGCGTCGCCGTCGGACACGGCATCTCCAGCCGCCGCGAGGATGTCTGCGAGCTCATCCGCCGAGAAGCCGAGCGCGCCGAGGTCGATCTCCTGCGCCGCCTGCACCGCGGCGAGCGCGTCACGCAGCAGCGCCTGGTCCCAGGTCGCATTCTCCGCGATGCGATTATCCGCGAGCCGTAGCGCGTCCTTCTGCGCCGCGGACAGATGCCGCAGCACGATCACCGGCACCTTGGCCATGCCGATCGCCGTCGCGACCTCGAGCCGGCCATGGCCGGCGATCAGCACGCCGTCCTCGTCCACCAGCAGCGGGTTGGTGAACCCGAAGGCCAGCATGCTGGCCTTGATCTGCTCTAGCTGCGCGGCGCCGTGGACGCGGGCATTGCCGGCATGCGGGCGCAGCTCCGCCACGGGACGCAGCAGGATCTTCGCCGCCATCCAGGGGAGCGTCATGATGCCATCCGGTTTGCAGGTGGTTTGCAGGGCAGCGGCCCGGCGTCGGTTTGCAGCTAACGAGTTGAAGCGGCGGGAGAAGGCTGCAAACCGCAACCCTGATTTATGGCCTGGCGCTAGCGACCTTGCGCGCTTCCGCCCCCCGCATACAGCGGGGCCAGGAAGGACCCTGCGGCTCGAGAGCCACTGTCTCGATTGAGCCGCAGCGTGGCTGTTCAGCCGCGGCGCTCTCGCACCTTCTCTACGTGTCTTGCTTTTAGACTTATCGATTTCGGTGCCGCCATGGGGTGAATTGTAACAGCGTGACCGGGACGATGCAGACCGCCCCGGCCACGCTGCATCACGCTGCCTTCGCCCGCGGTGTGAGGCCGAAGTGCATGGCCAGCGTGCCGAGCGTGCCGACCAGGATGCCCTGGCCGACCGGGCCATGCACTGTCCGTCCCGCCCAGCCCTGACGCATCGACCATTCGCGCACCGAGAACTCCAAGCCGACGACGAACCATGCGCAGGAACCGCAGGGGCTTTCATGTCCACCGAGCAGATCGAGCGCCGCCGCAACACGGCGCCGGGCCTCAATTTGCATGGTGGAGAGCGTGTCGACGCGCGAGCCAGGGATGCGCAGGAGCTGCGACGTCGACATGCTGTCGAAGCAGGCAGCGCGGAACAGCCCGCGGAAAATCTCACCCGCTTCGTGCATCTGCGCCGTGATGCTGCCACTGGCCAGCATCATGCCGAGCGTGTCTACGGCGCGGCGATGCTGCACGGGCGTGCCGGTTTCGGGATCGGCAGCGCGGATCGGACCCGAGAACGCGCCATGCTGCAGCCGCCACTTCGAGGGCTTCGCCAGGTCGTCCTGCTTCGCCTTCGATGCCTTGGTCTTGCGCTTACCGGCCATGGTGGTTCTCCCCGTTGCGACGCCCCCAGCGCCGATTGGCTTCGTTGGTGATGGCCTGACGGAGCCAGTCGTCCGTGATCTCGGCGACAGGCAGCGCGGCCACGCCATGCCGATGCCAGGCGGCGGCGCGCATGGCGTTCACCTCGCTGTCGTTGGTCGGGCTACGCGTCCCGCGGTCGAGGCACGAGCGGGGCGGCAGCGGTCCGCCGTACATGCTCATGCGCCGCCTCCCGTGGGGTCGGTGGCCCAGAGCAGAAGGGCGATGGCATCCGCCTCGTTGTCGTCGGCCGGCGCGAAGCCGCGAGCCTGGATGGCGGCGACCATCTTCGCCTTGTCGGCGTTGCCCCTGCCGGTGGCGTAGCGCTTGATCGTGCCGACCGGAACGCCCTCGTAGGGGACGTCGTGCTCCTCGCACCAGGCGGAGAGCATGCCGAGGAAGCCGCCGTAGATGTGCGCCGCATCGGTGCCGGCATGGGCGCGGACTTCCTCGAACACGATCCGCGCCACGCCGCCGGACAGAGCGGCGACCTCGGCCAGCCAGCCGCGGAAGCGCAGGAAGCGCATCCCGCCGCCTTCGAACCTGGTCGGCTTGAAGGTCATGGTCCCCGAGGTGATGCCGCCATCACACGACCGCAGGGCCCATCCGGTGGTGGTGCCGAGATCCAGGGCGAGCACGGCGTGGTGCGCCAGGCTGATCGCGGGCGAGAGGGCGATGGGCGGGCCGCTTGCATGCGCGGCGGGCATGGTGAGAGTCGCAACTGCCATGGTGGTCTCCGAGAGGGGATGATCCTGGTGAGGGCGGCGACGGCGCGGTTCTTGGCGGAGCTCGCCGTCGCTGCCCGGCATCGGGTGGGGTGGCCCCAGCGGGGGCGGCCCACGCGCCCAGCCCGGTCGCCCGAGGTGTGGTGTGCGCGCGCCGATGAGGCGCGCACGCACACCCCCGTAGGGGGTGGGAGCAACACCTAACTCCTCCACCGGGTACAACCCATTGATCCGGAATGGAAAAAGAGGAGTTAGGTGCGAAGCGGGAGGAGTTAGGGACCTAACTCCTCTGTCCTCCCAAGCCGTTGATTTCATGGCGTTGTTTTCGGAGAGGAGTGAGGAGTTAGGCCTAACTCCTCAGGAGTTAGGTCGTCCAAGACGCCTTCCGGGTAGACCCAGACCTCCGGATTTTCGACGTCCAGGCAGTTGCCGGATTGGGGGCATTTGAAGTGGCTGGGCAGGACGCGGCGGGCGCTGGTGGTCACCTCACCAGTCTGCGGATCCACGGTTTCGACCTCGGGGCCGAAGGTCATGCCCTCCACGCAGAGGTACCCGAACCGCGACCGAACGACGCCAAGGCCGAATTCGGTGCCGTCACGGCGGAACTTCACGAAGCCCTTCGTGGCGAGCACGCTCAACCGCTCGCGGATCGTGTGCTTGCTGCCGAGCCCAATCTTGTTCTCGAATTTCTCAGCCAGTTGCATGGTCGAATAGAGCCGGCCTTCAGCTGCCTCATCGAGCAGGATGCCGAGGATCACATCCTGCTTGCGCAGCCGTTCGGCATCGAGCTTGCGTCCGATGTCCTGCCTGACCAGGCGCTCGCCGCGGCGATCGAATTCCACCCAGCGGCCCGCGATTTTGTCGACCAGCATCGGCTCGAGGCCGGGGCCGTTGCGGAGCTCGACATGCAACTCGCGCTCCGTCTGCTCCTCATCGGGGCGGAACAGGATGGCGCCCGAAGTGTAGTAGCCGCGCAGCGCGCTGGCGCCGGAGAGCGACAGGAAGGGATCGTCCTTCACCTGCTGCTTGCTGAGCTTCTTCGTGTGGTGGGCGAGGATAATGCCCGCCTCGGGGGCGACCTGGTCGCGCAGCGCCTCCACGCGGCTCTGCAGGAAGAACATCATCGCGCCGTTGTCGTTCTCCCCTTCGCCCGCGGGTCCGCCATCGAAGAGGTTGCGGATGGGGTCGATGCAGATGATGTCGGGCGGCGCGTCGGGGAATGCGGTACGGATGGCCGCGGCCACGAGGGGCACGCCCTGGTCGTCGAGCAGCATGCGCAGCTTCGGGGTGACAACGAGGGTGTCGCGGGCGCGGGCCACGATCGCGGCGTCGAGCCGGAGCTGCTGCAGCCGCTCGCGCAGGTAGTGGTACTGGATCTCCGCCTGCAGATAGAACACCCGCAGCGGGCGCGGTGCCGTGAAGCGCAGAAAGGGTGCGCCGGCGGCGGCGTGCACCAGCAGGCTGATCAGGAAGTCGGATTTGCCGACCTTGGGCGCGCCGCCAAGGACCAGCATCCCGCCCGGGGTCAGCAGGCGCGGCCCGATCAGGTCGTCCGGCATGGGCGAGGTGTCGTCCAGCAGCGCGCCGAGCGTGTGCGCGGGGATGGCGCCGGGCGGCGGCGCCGCGGCACGGAGCAGGGGCGGCCCGTTGCGGTCGACGTGTAGGGCCCAGATCGCATCGGCCTCGACCTTGAGGCGGTCCAGCGGCCATGCCGGACGGAGGCAGGCGGCGTTGTATTGGCAGATCGCCTCCCAGCCCTCGTCGCCGGTGACGCGGCCCTCGTGGACCATGCGGACGAAGTGACCGATGGCCGCGCTGGCGCCCTGGAAGCGGGTCCAGGCGTCCTTGCTGCCCTCGCGCACTGGCGTGGTGAGGACGGCATCGAGCCCTGGGCGGGTGGCGCCAGGGGAGGCGGACGGCGCCGTGAGACCCGGCATGGTCGGCATGGCCGCCACCGCCGCGGCGAAGTCGGGGAGCTCCACCTCGACCCTGGGGCGGTGCTCCCGGATGGTAACGCGCCGCTGCACGCCATGCTTCTGGTGGACGGTGCCGGGCACGCGGATCGGCTGATGGGCAGATCGGAAGTGCAGGTCGCCACCGACCTTCTCCGCGATCTCGCCGCGCAGCGCGCAGACCCGCGCCAGATCCTCGCCCTCGGCCGGCTCGGTGAGCCGCCACCAGGCGTGCAGCTTGGCGGCGCCCTCGGCGGTGCGGCCGCCGCTTTCGACCAGGAGGGTGGGCGCGCCCAGGTGGTGGACCAGATGCGCCAGCTTGGCGGCGATGTCGCCGGCGTCGAGATCGACCAACACAGTCTGCATCTGCAGCACATGTTCGGCGCGGGCCTGACCCTGCTCGGCGACAGTGCCGGGGATGACATAGACGGCGCTGCCCTCGCGCGCTGCCCAGGTGGCGTAAGCGCTGAGGGACGCGGCGGCGTGCCGATCGGCCGGCACCCAGATGTTGTGCGGCTTGGTGTCGAGGCCCTGGCCCTGGTCGACGAAGCCGCGGACCGGGATCAGCCCGTCGCAATAGCCGAACACCACGTCGAGGAAGGCGGCGATCTGCTCGATGTCCGGCGCCATGGATCCAACGGCCGCCGGCATCGGCTGCCCAGCACCGGGAAGTCGATCGAGGGCGACCTGCCCACTGGCGGGAAGTTCGCTCACGCAGTCATCCGGCAGCGGCGCGGCATCGTTGAAGTCGCCCCATGCTGTCATGCAGGCAGCGCCCAGCAGCGCTTGGCCCAGGGGCAGAAGCGACACTCGAAATGGTCGGCCTGGGCTGCAATCCGAGGCAGCAATTCGCCGGCATCCGTCGCGGCCAGGATGCGCACCGCCCGATCGGACATGCGCTGCGCCAGTTCCGCGTTGAACGGCACCAGCTCATGATGCAGCTCCGCCGTGTCCTTGTTGATCGCGGTGAACAGCGCCGGATTGTCGGCCACGCCCGGGACGCTGGCGTCCATGTATGCCTGGTAGACCGCAATCTGCGCCGCATAGATCGGCTTGGCCACGCCGACGCCCTTGCTGGACGTCTCGCGCCAGGCCTTGGCGTTCATGGTCTTGCATTCCCACAGCGCCGGGAACGCCATGCCGGGGATGATCGGGCCGCCAGCGAAGACGCCATCGACATGGCCGCGGATGCGACCACCGGCGACCGAGAAGCCGAACTGCTCGCCGTGCTCGCCACCACCGCGGCGGGTGTAGAGATCGAAGCCGGCGGCGCGCAGCCAAGCGACGGCCACGTTCTCCAGCGCGTGGCCGATCCCGAAGATGCGCAGCAGCCGTCCGTCGAAGTCGGCGCCCTCATCCTTTGGGGCCTTCACGAACTCGAATTGCAGCGCCCGCTCGCAGGCATGGCCGAGGCGCGACCCACCCAGGTAGCTGCGCGGCAGCGTCGCCTGATTGGAGGCGACCAGCGCGGCGTCGATCGCGGTGTTCACGTGCGCGGAGGTCTGGCTGCGGCTGTTGAAGTCGAGCATCAGAAGGGCACCTCCGCAGCCGCGTCCTGCCGGGCGATCGCCTGCATCGCCTCCTGGAAGCCGCCGACGGCGACCTCGATCAGCGTCAGCACCTGCGCCTCGCTGAGCTCCTGGAAGCGGGTGCCCCAGCCGATCTCGGCCATCGTCTCCGCGACACGGCGCATGGCGGCGCGCATCGCGGTCTTCTCCTGCTCTGTGAGGTCAACCATGGCGGACGACCTCCCCGCCAAGTGCGACCAGAAGCCCTGGCAGGCGATGCAGCAGAAGCAGACCGAGGGCCGCGGCTTCTTCCGCGGCGCCGGGTCGAACCAGCCAAAGCCACGCGCCGGGCGGGAACAGACGGCGCAGGGCGGTTCTGGGGAGCGGGCCATAGATCATGCGGCCTGCCCCAGCGCCGCGGGCTGGGCGCTGCGCACGAGATGCTGGATGGCCTGGCGGTTGAACTTGAAGGTCAGCAGCGCCGACGCCTGGTACCGGGTCATGCCGAGATCGGCCCGGACTGCCGGCGGCAGGTGGACCAGTTGGCGCTCGGTCGGCGGCTCGCGCAGCCAGCGCCGGCTCTTGTGGGCGCTCTCGTCCGTCTCGTAGGCGTTCAGCCAATCGTCCGCCGCGGCGAGCGCCACCAGCCGCTCCCCGATGGACAGCAGGCGGGGCCGCTCCTCCTTGGCGCCGCCGACCGCGTGCCAGGCGCCGTTCAGGAAGAAGATGCCCGCCCAGCCGTTGAACCCATTGGCCAGCAGGGCGGCGTCATCGCCGAACAGGTCGCACCACTGGAAGGCAGAGCGCCGGAGGAGATCGATCTCCGTCATGATGAAGTCAGTGAGCGGCGCCGTCTCGCGCTCGCGGGGTTCGAAGGCGTGGCCGCAGATGGGGCACTCCATCACTGCGATCGGCACTTCGGCCTCGCAGGAGGGGCAGGTCTTGGTGGGCGGTTCACCCTCGCCGGGTTCGCTGTCGAGATCGACATCCTGCTCCAGGCAGCCATGGATCTGCGAGGAGGTACCGAAGTCCAGCACGATGCAGTCGCGCTTGACGATGCCGGGATGCTCGGTGGGATTCACGGTGCGCAGCCCGCGGCCGACCATCTGGATCATCGTGCACTTGAAGGAACTGGGTCGCAGCAGCACGACGCAGGAGGTGGGGGGATGGTCCCACCCCTCGGTCAGCACCGCGACATTCACGACGATGCGCGCCTCGGCCCGGGCGTAGGCGGCCAGGACCGACCGCCGCTCCCCATCCGGCATGTCGCCGGTGACCATGACGGTGGGGACGCCGGCAGAGTTGAAGGCGGCGGCGACGTGCTCGGCGTGTGCGACCGTCGAGCAGAACGCCACGGTTTGGCGGCCGCCGGCCTTCTCCTGCCAATGCTTCACCACGGCGTCGGTGACCGGCACCGTGTCCATCACGCGGGCAACTTCGCCCATATCGAAGTCGTCGCCGCTGCGCCTCACGGCCCGGAGCTCATCCTGCACGCCGACATCAATGATGAAGGTGCGCGGCGGCACCAGGTGGCCGGAGGCGATCAGCTCGCCAAGCCGGATCTGGTCGGCGACGTTCGAGAAGACCTGCCGCAGCCCGACCTTGTCGCCGCGGTTCGGCGTGGCGGTGACACCATAGATCCGGCAGTCGGGGTTGCGGTCGAGGGCGCGATCGATGATGCGGCGATAGCTGTCCGCGACGGCATGGTGCGCCTCGTCGATCACCAGCAGGTCCAGGGCCGGCATCGCCTCCAGGTTCGCCGGGCGCGTCAGCGTCGGCACCATGGCGAAGGTGACCTGGCCGCCCCAGGATTTCTGGCCGGCATCCACAACCGAGGTGGAGATACCGGGATTCACGCGGCGGAACTTCGCCAGGTTCTGCGCCGTCAGCTCATCCCGATGCGCGAGGACCGCGGCCTTGGCGGCGCTGCTGCCGATATGCTCGCCCACCGCCGCCGACAGCATGATGGTCTTGCCGGCGCCGGTCGGGGCGACGCCGAGCGTGTTGCCGTGCTGACCGAGCGCACGAAGGCTGCGCTCGACGAAGAGTTTCTGGCGGGGGCGGAGCATCATGCTGGTGCGGCCCTCCCTCAGCGTGCCCAGGCGGGACGCGGGTCGGCGCCGGCAGCGGCGGGTTGGGCGGCGGGGAAGGCGCCCTGGTAAATGGCCGGTGCGGCGGGCGGCGCATAGGCCTGGGCCGGTGGCGCATAAGCCGCCGGCGCCACCTGCCGCCCCATCACCTGGGCGTAGTCCCGATGGTCCGGCGTCACCGCCATGCGGATTTCGTTCTTCGTCTCGCCGCCGGCATCGGTGCCGTGCTCGATCTTCGCCACGAACTCAAGGCCATCGAGATCCGCGAAACCGCCAATGCGGCGCGCTGCCTGCGCTTGGGGCGAGACATCTTTGTCGGAGATGCCGCGCGCGGAGTTCAGCATTCCACGCAGGAAACTGCGGCCCATCCCCGCCCATTCCGGCCCCTTCGGACTGTGGAGGCCGATCAGCGTGAAGATCTTCCGTTTCGCGTACGGCCCCTCCAGCACGGTGAACTCGCCATTGAGATAGACGGCGCCGGTGCTGCCGCGCGTGGCGTAGCCACCGGTCCAGCCCTGGCTCGGATCGTCGAAGCCGCCGGGGCGGATGGTGAGGCGGACCTTCGCGAGCGTCCCCTTGGGGATCAGGTTCGGGTTGGACTGGGCGTCGTTGTAGTCGTTCCAGGCAGCCATGGTGATTCTGCTCCGATCAGGTGTTGGGGGTGGGGGCGGGCAGCGCGATCGACGGCGCGCCGTGCGCGTCGATCGGCGGCGATGGGCTGCGGATTTTCTGGAAGAGCTGCCCGAGATGCGGCGGCTCCAGCATGTCGAGCCGGCCGCTGCGATCCTTCGCGGGATAGCCCCAGGGGTTCAGCGTCTGGCAGACCAGGCCGCGGAAGGATGCGACCGCAGGCTGGCCGGGTGCGACGTCCGGCTTGATCTCGGCCAGCGTCATGACCTGATCGACGATGCCGGGCAGCTCGAGGCCGGTCTTGCTGCCGTCGATCTGTGGCACGAAGACGCGGCGATTGAAGTCGTCCAGCTTCTCGTCGAGGATTCCGACGAAGATCACGTTGCGGCCGCGCGCATGCTGCAGGTGCGTGAGCCAGGCGATCATCTCGCGGCCATGCAGCCCATAGGCGCCGCGGATGTCGGGCTTGCCGGTCTTCTCCGAATGCGCCTCCGGCTGGCCGCGGCACCACTGGAAGCAGAGCCGACCGGCGACTGTGATGCTGTCCACGAAGATCGTGGCGAATCCGTCCATGCGCGCCGGATCGCCATAGACCTGCAGGACGCGCGCATACTGCGCGGCGGAATAGGGCTGGTCGTCGCGCAGCGCGGGGTTGGGGCCGGCCAGGAACAGCGCGAGGTCGCGGCATTCCTCCCAGGTGCGCGGACGGATGGATGCGCCACGCCAGTGCTGCACGGCGAGATCGCCCGCCTCCAGATCGATGAAGAGCGTGCTGCCCTCATCGAGCGTCAGGAGGAGGTAGGTTTTGCCGATGCCGCTCTTGCCGAAGATCACGGCCTTGATGCCGCGCGCCTCAGCCTGCCGCTCGTCGGCGGTGATGATGCGCAGTGCCATCAGCGGCCTCCCCGCAGCGGAATGACGCCGGCGCCATGCGGGCTGTCGCGCAGCGCCGTCTCGGACATGATGGCGAGGCGGTAGGTGGCGCGGCCGGTGCGGACTGTGCGGGCCGGCTCGAATGCCTGGCGGATGCGATCGGGCCAGGCGGTGTAGGCCCGCTCGGATACCTTGAAGCTGACCTCGACGTACTGGCCGGGATCCTCGCCGCCAGCGCGGATCTGCTCGGACAGCGCGGCGAGCCGCGTCTGATCCCATTCCACCTTCTTCGGCAGATCGACCGCGATCTCCACGGCGCCGTCCTGGAAGCGGACCGTGCCGGTGTCCTTGCCGGCAGCGGCACGGGCGCCGATGGCGCGCTGCTCGTAGCGGAGCGCGATCGCCGCCTCGATCCAGTCCTGCATGCGCTTGGCGGCTTCCAGCGCCTCGCGCGCATCGGTCTGCAGCAGCGCCAGATGCTCGGCGGGGAGCGCGATGACGTCGCTCACCGGCATGTGGCGCAGCGCTTCGAGGGTCGGGCGGTTGGTGCGGAGCGCGTCCATCACGCGGCCTCCGCGAGCTGCATCGGCAGGATGGCGGAGGAGGCGCGGCGCGGGCGACGGCGGGCGACGAGGATGTAGTCGTAGTCCTCGTAGCCGTGGCGGCGCTGCACGATGTCGGCAAGGCCGAGCTCGGCCAGCTTCCAGGCGCGGGCCGCCAGGCGCTGCAGCGCGGTGCGCTCCGGCTCGGGCAGGCACTGCAACTGCGGGCAGACCTGCCGGGCGAGCGCGCCGCGGTGGTAGGTGATGCTGTCGCCGGGAGCCGCGGCGCCGAGCCAGGTGCAGAGGGAAGCCTCGGTGAGAGGCGCCACCACTGCGCGGATGTCGGTGATGCTGGTGTCCATGATAGCCATTACTCATCCACCTCCAAATCCGTATCAGGCGGCGGAGGGGATGCCGGCGGCGAGCAGCCGCAGGCGGATTTCCCGGATGCGGCGATAGATGCGCATGCGCGGCATCGTCTTCTGCTCGCCGAACTCGTGCGGCGTGTGCTCGCTGAGCGCTGCGCAGAGCGGGTAGTCCTCGGGGGCGATTGCGCCGGCCGCGCGCTCCAGGTCGAGGCGGCGTTCCAGCGCGCCGATGGCGTCGGTGGACTGGCCGCACCACGCGCCGTATCCATCCGCCTCCGCGATGGTGTCGCCCAGCGTCAGGCCTTCGGTGTTGGGAACGGCATCGTCGAGGGAGCGCGGATGGCGGGCAGCGCGCTGGCGACGGGCTTTGCCGGCGATCAGTGCGGCAGCATTCCGGATGCAGACCCGAGCGAAGGCGCCGAACTCGCCCTTCGCGGGGTCGTAGGCAGGAAGACGGGTCAGAAGATCGACAAGAAGATCCTGGCGGAAGTCTTCGCGATCCTCAGGCGGCAGGCCGAGGCTGCGGCACAGGGCCGAGGCTGCAACGCCGGCGAGATGGTGGGCCGGAGCGAGGTCGGGGAGATTGGGGCGGGAAGCCATCGGTGGTCCTTTCCATCGAGTTGATGGGCGGACCGTGCCGTTCGCGGGGGGGATTCAACCTGTGTGGAAGCTATCCGAACCTATGTGGAAGCTACTCTGCTCGTGCGTCCGAGCGTCGAAACCAGATGCGGTCAGCTGGCAGCCGAAGCTCGTACCCTACACCGCGAACGGTCCGGATGAGCGCGTCCGAGGCTTTCTCTTCCGGTGACGCTGCTGCCGCAATGACCTTCTTGATGGCCGAGATGACCAGTGTCACCTGCTCGTCTCTCGGCTCCTCGCCATGGGTCGAGTATCTGGCGAGAACATCCAGGATCGCACCCCTCGAAACGATGGGATCGCGGTCGGCAGCCGCACCGGCGAGTTCTCGCAGGGCGTGGAATTCACGGGGGGTCAGCGAAAGCTCGCTGCCCCGAAAGGCCGCAACCGAGCGAATCTCGTCGATCTGCAGAGCATCCTCGCGCGGAGCCGCATCCTGTCCGCTGACAAGATCGTCGAGCAGCATTCGGAAAGGTGCGGGCAGGGCGCCAGCTATGCGCTCGGCGACGGGGCTGATGGTGACGCCGAGTGGCTGAATCAAACGAAGCGTCTCGGGACTGAGGAAGCGCAATGTCGGTGTCATGATGATCACGCGACCCGCACCATGGCGTGCCTTGATGGCCGACAAGGTGTCCAGCGCATTCCGGTCGGACAGGAGTCGTACCAGGTAGACGCCGCACGGGTACGGTTTGGCCGGGACGGCACCGATGCGCACAACCCGTGCGTCCAGCAGTTCCAAAGGCGGACCCGTGATCCCGCTGTCCCGGCGGATTGCGACCGCCGTCGCGCGAAAGTCGATGTCGAGCGAACGCGCATGCAGATCATCTTGGACGACGGTGAGGTAGGGCTCGCCATCGACAAACTCGACATCCGCTGCGTCCGCCTCGTCCAGCGGTGGACGCCAGGCCAGGATGCCCACTTGGCGGAGGTGATCTCGAAGCGGCTCCCACCCTACGCAGGCTGCGGCGGGCAGCGCGCGGATGGGATGCAGATCAATCTGCTGCAGCAGCGAGGCGAGCAGGGTCGTCATCCATCAGAAATCCGTTGAGCCGAAGGTGCTCGAAAATCCGGGCCTCGAGCAGATGGTCGCGAAAGGAGACTGTGTTGGGCACCTTGATCGCGACCGTGACGTCGCGTCGCTCCCCGTCGATTTCGAAGCGCAGCCGCATCTTCAGCCCCGATACCCTCAAGGTCGAGAGATCGATGTCTGGACACACGCGCTCAACCCGGGACACGGAATTCAGGGTGTCGGTCATGCGGAGGCTCCACGGGGAACCTCCGCGGCCGCCTTTGCCTGCTTGCCCCTCATCGATCTCGATCTCGACGACCTTGACGCTTTTCAGATCGTCGTCCCAGTCGTTCTCGAACTTCCAGGTGGTGCCCTTCTTTTCGATGGGCGCCAGATGGTAAAGTTGATCGCTCTTCGGGCCAGAGAAAAAGTCGGGATCGTCGAGGAGATGTTCGGCGAATAGGTGCACCAGCTTCAGGCGCTCGACCTTGGCGCGCGCCGCCACCTTAATCAGCCCTGTCTCTGGCTCGAAGCAAATGGCGTCTGCTGTGATCTCGCGCACAGGACGCGTCGTCTGCCGGCCGCCCTCCTCCACGGGAAGGATCACGGCGTTCATGCCGTGCTCAACCAGCAGATTGATGTGCGTGGACTCTGGGTACCAGTAGACGTCGCAGATTCGCCCCTGGTAGCGCCGCGCGAAGTATTCCCGGCAGGCGGCTTTGAAGGCTTCCCGTGCCGACTCGTCCTCGTGCCGCGGCACCACTCCTTTCCTGGCTCCGATCAGCCTGAGGGGGGATGATGCGAAAAACGCGTGCCGATGGACCGCTCGCTGAAAGATGTCGCGGTGGTGCAGGTAGGCGATCAGCGCGAGATGGCGCGCGGTCAGGCGTTTCCGATCGTCGGCGGGTGCCGGTTCGGCCTCCTCGGCCAGCCGCACGCCGCGTTCGTCGGCGATCTCCTGAAGCGCCCGCGCTCCATTCGGTGTCGAAAGAGTCAGTATTGAGTGAAGCGCATCCAACAATACATCGGGGAACTCGTCACCGCGCTCCCGGAATAGGTGAAAGAGGGCATCCCGCTGGGCAGATTCGTCTTCAGGAAGCTCAAGCCATTTAAAGGCCATGTCTGGCTCATGTGGCGCCAGGAGTTCTTGAAGGAGGCCAAGGTCGACCGTCTGCATGAACAGGCGGTTCACGAAGTTTCGGACGTTTTTGGCCAAGCGAGGCTCCGATTGATGATTCGTAATCTTTCTATCGGAGGTTGTGAGCGCGGCGCAACGGTCACGTGATACGGATTCTGGCCTTGCCGAGTAATGGCCTGGGATGAGCCTTCCCGCATCCGGCCCGATGAACCCGCAGCTTCCGCCGCACCTTCGGGAGGTCTGCTCGATCCTGGCCGTCGGTCTGGTGCGGCTGCGCAGCCGCGATGCCGAGGACGATGCGCGGAGTGCCGAGATAGCTCGGGGGGCGGGAGAGGTTCGCCTACACTCCACCGCCCACCAGCGCCTGCATGCGAACCCCAACAGAAAGGGACTCGCATGACCAGACGATCCACCACCGCGCCCGCGCCGGCGCCCACCATCCCGAAGATCCCACCGACGCAGGTGCTGAGCCGGCTCGCCGCGCTGCAGGCGGCGCCGACCGCCACGCTCAAGCAGCAATGGCGGGAGCTGTTCGGCAAGGAGCCGCCGCCCTGGAACCGCGCCTACATCCAGAGCCGACTGGCCTATCGCATCCAGGAATTGGCCTATGGCGGGCTGAAGCCCGAGACCGTCGACCGGCTGGTGGCGCTGGGCGAGCAACTGGATGGCGGCAACGTCGTCCTGCGCCGAATCCGCGCCGACAGCCGCCCGCTGGCCGGCACACGCCTCATCCGGGAATGGCAGGGCGTGCAGCACATGGTCACCGTGCGTATCAACGACTTCGAATTCGAGGGGCGGCCGTATCAGTCGCTGTCGGCCATCGCGCGGCACATCACCGGGACGCGGTGGAATGGCTGGACGTTCTTCGGGCTGCGCGCGCGGGGTGATGCATGACCCGTCGCGCCCGCATCGAGCCGGCCATGCCGGCGACGACCAAGAAGCTCCGCTGCGCCGTCTATACGCGTAAGTCTACCGACGAAGGGTTGGAAAAGGAGTTCAACACACTCGACGCGCAGCGCGACGCTTGTGAGGCCTACATCGCCAGCCAGCGAGCCGAAGGCTGGGTGCTGGTCCGCGACCGCTACGACGATGGCGGGTTCTCCGGCGGCACGCTGGAGCGGCCGTCGCTACAGCGCCTTCTGCGCGACATTCAGGCCGACCTGGTCGACGTGATCGTGGTCTATAAGATCGACCGCCTGTCTCGCTCGCTGATGGATTTCGCTAAGTTGGTGGAGGTGATGGATGCGCACGGCGTCACTTTCGTGTCCGTCACGCAGAGCTTCAATACGACCACCAGCATGGGCCGGCTGACGCTGAACATCCTGCTCAGCTTTGCCCAATTCGAAAGAGAGGTCATTGGCGAGAGAATCCGCGACAAATTTGCGGCCTCCCGCGCCCGCGGCATGTGGATGGGGGGCAAGGTGCCGCTCGGCTACGACGTGGTGGCGCGCAAGCTGATCGTGAATGAGGATGAGGCGCCGCGGGTGCGCCGCGTGTTCGAGATCTTCGCCGAGACGGGATCGGGCATCGAGACGGTGGCCCGCCTTCGGGCGGAGGGCGCCACCAGCAAAGCGGGCCGCCCGCTGGACAAGGGCGACGTCTACAAGCTGCTGAACAACCGGACCTATGTCGGCGAGGCCGCGCACAAGGGGCAGGTCTATCCCGGCGAGCACCAGGGGATCGTGCCGCGGGAGCTGTGGGATCGGGCGCATGCCGTGCTGCAGGTCAGCCCACGGGTCCGAGCCAACCAGAATCGGGCGCAGACGCCGGCGCTGCTGAAGGGGTTGATTTTTGGGGTGGACGGGCGGGCGCTTTCGCCGACGCACGCCCGGAAGAATGGCCGGCTCTACCGATACTACGTGGCGCAGCGCGTGCTGAAGGGCGACGCCGCCGGCGACGCGAGCATCGTGCGCCGGGTGTCGGCGGCGGAGATCGAGGGGGCGGTGGTGGATCAGGTGCGCGCGTTGCTGCGGCAGCCGGAGATCGCGGTCGGCACCTGGCGGGCGGCGCGCAGGGAGGCGCCGGACCTGACCGAGGGCGAGACGCAGGATGCGCTGCACCGCCTCGATCCGCTGTGGGAGCATCTCTTCCCCGCGGAGCAGGCGCGGATTGTGCAGTCGCTGGTCGAGCGGGTGGTGGTCGGCCCGGCCGGTGCCGACATTCGGCTGCGGCTGGATGGGCTCGGCGGCCTCGTCCGTGACCTCACCGCTATTGCGCCCAGCGCGCTGAGGGCGGCGGCATGACGGCAGCCACCAGCATCACGGTCCGCGTGCCGCTGGCCATTCGGCACCGGCCGGGGCGGAAGACGGTCGTGACGCCGATGACCGATGGCATAGCGCCGGCCACGACGCGGGCTGACCCGGCGCTGGTGAAGGCGCTGGCGCGGGCGTTTCGCTATCAGCGGATGCTGGACGAGGGGCGCTACGCCTCGATCACCGAATTGGCAGCCGTCGAAAAGCTGGACCGCGGATATCTTGGCAGTCTGCTGAGGCTAACGCTTCTCGCCCCCGATATCATCGAGAGCGTGCTCGATGGCCACACGACCGACGGCGCATCACTTACCGCGCTCATGGAGCCGTTCCCCATCGAATGGGCTCGACAGCGAGACCGGCAGTGGTCGCCATCTCCGCCTCCACCCAATCTGCCAATCGCCGCACGCGGCGCCCGAGATGGGCGCCCTGCATGACGAAGTGATCGCGATCGTAGTCGGCCATGGCGTAGGCGATTGCCCACCGCAGCGTCGCTACGCCGAAAGTCTTGTCCTCGCGTTCGGTGAGGATGGCGCGGAGAAACAATAGCCGCCGATCCGTCGTGACGGCGCCATGGCAGTGAATGCTCCGACGCCGACGCAGCGGCGGGGCGGCCAGCCTGGCGGCCTCCAGCAGGGCGCGACGCCGCCCCGTGCGATCAGCGCAATCAGCCCGCGTAAGATCACGCGCCTCGATGAGAAGGCGGCAGACCGCCTCCGGGCAGTTCGGGTCCAGCACCGCCTCAACCAAGGTCTCGATGATCAGCGACTGCATGAAGCGCCGCTTGGCGCGCATGCTGAGACCCGCGACATAGGCCGCCACCGGGACAAAGCGCTGCGGGGTTTCGCGCAATCCGGCCTCGAGCCTCATCGCCACCATCCGCAGGCGCTGGGGTAACGGCATCCCACGTCCCCGGCGCTTGGGTGACAGGGCATCGCCGATGCCCTCCCGGGTGCGCGCAGGACGCCGCGGCTCGGGCACCTGCGTGCTGGCCGGGTCGTGGTCCGCCTCTGGTGCTGGCGTCGCCCAGGCGAGGATCTCCTCCGCCTGTGCGACTGTCAGCCGTCCCCCATTTCGATGGGCGATTGGCGATGCGCGCTCCAGGAAGCGCCAGAGCAGACCGGGCGGCGACATTCCGAACTGCCGCTCCACATCCCAGGCCTCCGGCACCACGCGGGCGAGATGCAGCAGAAGCTCTGCCCTGTTCCGCGCGATATGCGGAGGGTCGTCGCCGCGCAGGCAAATCTCGTAGGGCACGCTGACATGGCCCTCGGCGGTTGCCTGCGGGCCGGGGTCGCGGGCGAAGATCGCGACCTCATAGCCTTCCCCGATCAGGCGGGAGATGATCTCACCCGCCTGCCGCGGCAGCGTTCCCACCGCACGGTCTTGCCGGTCCAGGACCAGCACGGTGTTCGGGCCGCGCCGGTCGTCGTGCGCCTGGCGCAGCTTGAGGTATCGCAGCGCGTCCTTCGCCGCATCGAGGCTGCGGCCAGGCGCCGGCAGCCAGCCGCGTAACAGGGGCCTCGGCCGCTCCGCCGGCTTGGCCAGCACAGCGGGGGTGGGGGGTGCCAAGGCGGGCTCCACCCCGGGCATGGCAATCCCGAGCCGCTTGGCCTCTGCCAGGGCGCGGGCTGTCTGGATCCGGGCCGCTTCGCCGCCGACCAGACGGTAGTCCTGCGCGACAACCTGCCAGGAGGGCAACGGCAGGGCACCCGGTGGCACCCACTCGACTTCCTTGGTCCGCTGCCAACCAGCGCAGGGACCGGTCAGCATCACGGCGCGCCCGCCCGTGTCGGGTCCGCTGAACCGCTCCGCCATGAGCGGCTGGGCCTGGAGCAGATTCGCCACCTGATCTAGCGCGTCGGCTGGGCTGGCTTCCAAGGGTCCGGCATCCACCAGCGACAGGCGGGCGGCGATCCGCCAGTTCCCTGGCGTGGCCTCGAACGGATGGCCGTCCAGCATCTCGGCCTCGATCCGACCACCCGCGTCCAAGATCTCGGCAATGCGGCGATTCTCGCCCCGGGGCAGGTAGCCAAGCCGATCACCCTCCGGCGTGTGGATGGCGACGGCCCAGGGATCCCGCGTATTCGCCGGTTCGCGCCGCAGCAGCAGGGCCTGCCCGGCCCGCAACCGCGCGGCAACGCGCGGGGCGGCGTGGTACCGTGTGCCGACGACCGAGGCGTCCCCGAGGGGCAACGGTGCCCGCTTCGCGGTGGCGGCCAGAGGGGCCGCCACCATTGCCGGGGGCGGTGGCGCCGGCGCAACAGCGCCCACCCGAGCCGCCAGGGCCGAAACGGCGCTCAGAATGTCACGGCGGCGGGGCATGCTTGCGATGATGCAATGGGCTCGAATCAGCGGGAAGAGCCACGCCGACCAGCCTGAACTTCGCCCGGACCGACCGCGCGATGGATGACAGCGCGTTTATCCTTGGGCACAATGATCAATACTTGGACGTCACCGGCAGGCGCCGTGGCGCCGCCGGAGTCGATTGCCCCGATGTCGCGTACCTCAACCCCTCCAGGCGCCAACGGCCCTGGGCCACTGCATGCGGCGCTGCGGCAGGTCGCGGCCAGCATCGCCCGCCTGCGGGCCGATGGCGGCCAGGTATTGGAGGAAGATACCAAGCGAATTCTGATCACGCCGACAATCGAAGCGCTGGGCTGGGACCATATCGCAGAAATCCGCAACCAGTATCGGCACAACCGGCGCGACAATCCCGTAGATTATGCGCTCTTCCTCAACCGTTCGCCCGTGCTTTACGTCGAGGCCAAGCCGCTTGGCGGTTCGCTCGATGACCGGAAGTGGATCGTCCAGACGCTGAATTACGCCAATGCGGCCGGCGTGGATTGGTGCGTCCTCACCAACGGCGCCGAGTGGCGCATCTACAAGGTCCACGCCCAGGTCGACGCGGAGGAGAAGCGCTTCGCCACAGCGACGATCGACCAGCCCGAAACCCTGGACGACGCCGTGCGCGTGCTTGACCTCCTCAGCCGGGACAACATGCGGTCGCGGGCCATCGACGAACTCTGGCAGGCCTGGCACGTCGATCGCCAAGTCCAACAGGCGCTGGAGCAAACCCTCCAGGATGACGCCTTCGCGAGCCTGATCCGCAAGCGCTTCCCGCAACTCACCCTGGGCGATGTCCGCAAGTCGCTGCGCCGCGCCAACATCACCATCAGCTACCCCGGTCTGATTGCGGATATTCAGAGCGCCCGGCAGGTCCCTCCGCCGGCCAGCCCGCCAGCAGGAACCTCGACCAACGGCGCCGCGCCCGCGGCGTCCCGGCGGCGCATGCAATCCACGGACGACCTCTTCGCCCTTGGCCGTCTGGCGGCTGGCACCACCCTCACCATTCGTGGCCGCGAAGACTCCGCCGCCCGGGTGCTGGACGGGCAGACCGTCGAGTTCAAAGGCGAACGCCTCTCCTTCAATGATTGGGGCCAGCGTGTCACCGGCTGGACCTCGATCCGCATCTACACCATGGCCTGCCTCCCGGATGGCCGCACCCTCGACCAGCTCCGCGACAAAGCTGAAGCCGCGAGCACCACGCCATGAGCCAATCCCAATCCCTCTCCGCCCTCATCTGGTCCGTCGCCGACCTGCTGCGCGGCGACTACAAGCCCTATGAATACGGCAAGGTCATCCTGCCCTTCACCGTGCTGCGCCGGCTCGACTGCGTACTGGCTCCCTCGAAAGCCGCCGTTCTCGCCGAGCAGGCCGCGCGGCAAGCGAAGGGGATCAATCCCGAACCCTTCCTCCTGCGCCTCACCGGCGTGCCCTTCGCCAACACCTCGCCGCTCGATCTGAAGCTGCTGCTGGGCGACCAGGACAACATCGCCATCAACCTCACCGCCTATCTGCAGGGCTTCTCGCCGGCGGTGCGCGACATCTTCGAGCGCTTCCTGTTCGCCGACCAGATCGAGCGCCTGAAGAAGGCCGGGCTGCTCTACCAGATCACCGAGAAATTCCTCGGCTTCGACCTCGGCCCCGACCGTGTCAGCAATCGCGACATGGGGCTGATGTTCGAGGAGCTGATCCGCAAATTCTCCGACTTCTCGAACGAGCAGGCGGCCGAGCAATTCACCCCGCGCGACGTCATCACCCTCATCGTCAATCTACTGTTCATCGAGGACAGCGACATCCTCAGCCCCGGCACCGCCGCGGTCCGCACCGTCTATGACCCCACGGCCGGCACGGGCGGCATGCTGTCGGAAGCGGAGCGGCATCTGCGCGCGCACAACCCCGCCGCGTCGCTCACGCTGTTTGGCCAGGAGCTGAACGACGAAGCCTATGCCATCTGCAAGGCGGACATGCTCATCAAGGGCCAGGACGTCCGCAACATCCTGCCCGGCAATACGCTTTCCGCCGATGGGCACCCGACCCAGAAGTTCGACTACATGCTCTCCAACCCGCCCTTCGGCGTGGAGTGGAAGAAGGTCGAGAAGGAAGTCCGGCGCGAGCATGAGCAGTTGGGCCATGCCGGGCGCTTCGGCGCGGGGCTGCCGCGCATCTCGGATGGCTCGCTGCTGTTCCTGCTGCACCTGCTCTCGAAGATGCGCCCGGCGAAGGATGGCGGCAGCCGCATCGGCATCGTGCTGAACGGCTCGCCGCTATTCACCGGCGGCGCGGGTTCGGGCGAGAGCGAAATCCGCCGCCATGTGCTGGAGAATGATCTGGTGGAGGCGATCATCGCCCTGCCCACCGACATGTTCTTCAACACCGGCATCGCCACCTATGTCTGGGTGCTGTCCAACCGCAAGCCGGACCACCGCCGCGGCCTGGTGCAGCTGATCGACGCCTCCGCGCTGTGGCAGAAGATGCGCAAGAGCCTCGGCTCCAAGCGCCGGGAAATGGCCGAGGCGGATGTTGATGCCGTGACCCGGCTGTTCGGCGATTGCGTCGAGGCGCAGCTCGCCACCGTCACCACCGCGAACGGCCGCGTGACCCGCATGGTGGTGCGGGACGGCGAAGCGCTGCCACCGACGCCGGAAGGCGGCAGCGTGAAGCTGACGCCGATGTCACGCCTGTTCCGCACGGAGGCGTTCGGCTACCGCAGCATCACCGTGGAGCGGCCCTTGCGCGATGCGGCGGGGCAGGTGGTTCTTGGCCAGAAGGGGAAGGCCAAGGGCAAGCCGCAGCCGGACCCGGCGCTGCGCGACACCGAGAACGTGCCGCTCACCGAGGATGTGGAAACCTACTTCGCCCGCGAAGTCCTGCCGCATGCGCCGGATGCCTGGATCGACCACGATAAGACGCGCACGGGCTACGAAATTCCCTTCAACCGGCATTTCTACGTCTTCGAACCGCCGCGCCCGCTGGCGGCGATCGATGCCGACCTCAAGCACGTCACGGACCGCATCCTGACCATGATCGCGGGGCTGGCGGGATGA